GATTCTGCCATATAGTATAAACCCCGTTATACATATAAATATAACGGGGCTAAATTACTGTTATTTTTTTAGAAATCTAATTTAACTCTAATCAATGCTTCGCGTTGGAATGATTTAAGTAATGGCTTAGAAAGTTTTGCTACTGCTAATAATTCTTGACGGTCATTATATAAACCAACCGTAGTAATATATGTTTTAGGGTCACCAACGAAAGTTGTTTGTGAAATTTGACCAACACTACCTGTTACATATGAAGGATTATTAGAGAAGTTATATTCTGCATTTTTAACTCGAACGAAATAATGTGTACTAGTAACTTTTTCAGAATTACGTGCTAAGAAACCATATGGATCCGAAGTTGAAGGATTTGTTAATATCCCAGATCCTGATATCGAATGGAAAAGTGCAAAATGATTATTTCCTTCAGAACTAGAACCTGTATTGGTTTGGAAACTTAATTGTTGATCTAACATTTTTCCGTCTAATATCAATGTTCCATAATCTGGATAAGCTAAACCGTAATAAATTGGTGCTGTTGGATTATGTACACCTCCATTAATGGAACCAGATACGATATTGTAAATTTTACCAGAATCGCCAATCTTTGGAGATGCTAATGAAGAATCATCAATAAGCGTTATAACTGTAGATCCTGTTACTGCAACACTTCCAGTTGCATTTGTAGGACGAGAACCAGATATTGTACGTAATGGAATTTCAAAATTTCCAGCATCTAAACGTTCTTTCATTCGATTACGTTTAAAATTAATTACATAAATATAATCAGTACTTCCAGAGCCAGCTGTCGTAAATCGAGAATCAGCAGGAGGAAGTAAAAGTTGACGATATTGCGAATATATTGCTTTACTAGGAGAGTCATTAAGTTGACCTTGAGAATCAGAACCACTTCCTAATGCATGACCAAATGCTAATGAATATTGAACAGCAGCGCCTTCGTTAGCAGGATTATCTTGCAATACATCAACATAATATTTTCTTTGAGATGTAGTTTGTACAGATGATGTAAAATGTGTAGCTAAATTTGCAATACCATCAGACCACATACCTGCTGTTACAATTTCCGTTTGGTTTGATATAACATCATTAACCGTATCGAATTTTGTATACGTTCTACCGTTACGAGCCGTTATTTGAGATTGTTGCATTTCAGCAACCATCTGATTAGCTAATGCTTGAGCTAACTGTTGTACTTGTTGATTAATTGCTCGTTGTGTATCTGCTGCAGCTGCTAAAGTTTGATTTAAAGCGTTTGGAGCATTGCTATTAGTTATCACATTAGCACGACGAGCTCCTTCGCCATCCGTTATAGGAACTCCACCTAATCTAGGTTGATTTTTTAGTTGTTTAATGAAATTTTCTGTTTTCATATTTTTCTTACATATTTGCTGCTGCTGCTGTAGCAGTTGTTACTTTTTTAACTGTCACTGTTAATGTTACGCTACCACCTGTTTCATTACCAATTATAGTAACTGTCGCAGTTTTATCTTCTAACATTTGAGTTTTAGCAATAATTTTAAATTCAAATCCAGCTACAGCTACACTTTGTGCGTCTTCATTATCTCCGATAAAATTAGGTGCAGTTGGTAACACTGAATTTTGTAAAGCTCGTGTTACTTGTAAATCTGCAACTGTTGAATCTGATAATATTGCTGTATATCCTAAATTAGAATTTCCTCCTTGGAAATTACTTGTGTTAGGTGCGATAACTGCGCTATTTCCGGGCGCAGCTAATGTAATTAAAGTATTACCAACATTAATTACAGGAATATTAGTTGTTTGTTTTGGTAATGTAACAAGCTTGTATTTCAAAGCCTGAGTTTCATCTGGAATTGCTTCTGTTATTGGCATATTTTCTATAATAGTACCGTAATATTCAGTTCCTAGAGGATGATCCGGATTCCATAATGAATAATCAATTTCATCATCACCCAATGCAAATTGAGTAATATTAAATGAATTACCGCCTTTTGCTAATAATTCTCGACCTTTTAGTGTTAGAATTGCGTCAATCGTTACGCTAGAATTATCTAAATATCCCATATTGTTTTAACCTTATTTCATATAAATATGTTTAGTGTGTATTTTATGCTAATCTAAAACTTCCTTGTTCTCCATTGTTTTGATATATCAATTGGTTAGGATTTGCAGTACGCCATTCTGCTACTGGTCCGCCATCATATGTTTGTGTTGAATTAACATTGAAAGCTGGAGATGTCATTTTAGTTCCAGAATACCGGTGGTTTTCAATGCCAGTTGGTGTATAATCTTGTACTTCTACAAATTCATATAGCAAATTAGTATCTCTAATTGAATAATTTGGAATTAACGTACTAGGTGTAGAAATTTCTTGATTCGTTATTGGATTATCCGTTGTTTGTATAAAATATCGATTTCTATTTACACTACCACTTTCTACAAATATCAATTGAAGATAATCTGGATCAATATCGTATGATGAAGATCGTATCAACGTTGTAGTTACGGAAATATCATCAACAACGTATATACCGTTTGAAGAGCCTGTAATAGCAAACCCAGTTCTATTTCCATCTTTTAGTAGTATCGAATCTCCTACACTAAGAGAAACACCATCGACAGATGGAGTACCAGTTAACCAAGTGATTGAAGATGCAAGATCGTATGTAGCAGTTTGAATTCTCGTTGCTGATGCTACTTTAACTCGTAATATAATTGCATTTGCATCTTGTTGTTTAAATTCCGAAACTACCGAAGATGTAATTGCAGGACAAAACGCTTCACTTAACCAATATGGGGTTGATGCTGTAATATATTCGCTTCCAGATAATACTAAATATTCATGCGAATATGCAACCCCATCATATTTATCAGCTGTTGATGCAGTTAAATACATTTGCCATTGGTCATCATCTTGTGCTGATATAGATAAAATTTTACCATCAATTGAACTTGTATATTGCAAATAATTCCCGCTTGCGGAAGGTGCTACGGTATCAATGATTACAGAATACCCATTATCGTAACGAGTAATTGTTGGAAGAATTGTATCTTTGCTACGTTCTAATAAATTTGGTTGTATTAAAATACCTGTTAATTTACTAGCACGTGCTGGAAGTATTTGATCTAATTGTTTAAAGAAAGACAAATCAAACAACGTAAACATTTTGATATAATCATTAATGTTATTTCGCTGCGAATATTTTTTCCAATATCCTTGTGCAAATTGAATTAATCTAGGATATGATTTTTCGTCAGTTGACCCCGGGTCTCCAATATATTGATCTAAATCCGTAAATCCATATTGAGCAATGATATCTTCATCAATCATTGTTTGTGGCGAAAAATATACACCTAATTTTTTGCTGTCTAATGGTGCTTTATCAAATTGACTTCGTTCAGCTCTAGTTTTTATATCTAGCGTGCCAACTAAATCGTTTGATTCGATTCGTATTTTGTTGTCATCATATGTTCCAGCGCCTAAAGAAACCCCATCGTAATAATATGTTTCTTCGATTGAATCATATGGTATTGCATTTGTCCATCCACTAAACGATGCAGATACGTTAGATTGTTTAGGTTGTACGCCTAACAATGAACCGGTTTGACTGTGATCGATATTTTGAGTAAGTGGCAATCTAAACAATAATTCATCATACGCATCTACATTTCCATCATACGCAGCTGGTGCTTTGACGTGATTATCAAATGGAGAATCTTGTAAACTAGATGACCATAATCTTAATTCTTGAAGTTGACCATATAAACGACTACCACCCGTTGTCCCGCCTAATAAAACATTTCCAGTACCAGAAAAAGCGCCTCCGATATCCGAAGCCGATACTGCAGCTACTATTTTTCCGTATTTAGATTTTTTTATTAACAATTCAGAATCTAAACCGTCATTTCGAAGTAACATGGTTGCCCATTGTCCGTCAAATATTTCAATTGGATCCGTTGCATTTCCATTAATTGATACTACGCCTTTATTACCACTTACGAAATCAATTGTAACGTTATTAGAACCTACTGTAACGAGGTTCATTGTACTAGGTATCAAAGGATTAACTTCTACGTTATCTAAACGGAAACGTAGTTCAAATGCGTTAATTGGTGCTGTATAATTTATATTAACAGTACCCGTTGTATTTGTAATTAAATCTAATGCATAATCAAAATTTAATTTTTCATATACCGGTGCACGTTCTAGCCTAGGTCCACCGTATTCATTAATACTGATAAATGATTGCGGAATACCATAACAAGAAAGAAGAGCTTGAACACTTCGCTTAGTTCCTTTGGTTTTTAACAAATATGGCAAGTTATTTACGATGCGTCGCCATATGGTATATGTCATATCACGTCCAGGAACTGACGGGTCTCCGACACTATTTGACCCCGTTAACGGAGTACCAGTTTCATCAGTACCTAATAAATATTGCCATAATTCTTGAGATTGATTTCCATCAGTTAAATTCCACCCAAATTGTTTTGCTACCGAATATAACAATTCATTTGGCATACCTAATTTAGGGTTTTCTTCTCGTTTATTGATTTTAGTCATATGATTAATATACGTATAAAGTATATCATAATGATGACCTAACATATTAACAAACGTTACCGTTTGAGTATTATCTGGATCTAAACGTATAAATTCTGGAATTGCATATACTAATGCATTGATGTTCAATTGATCATACAACGAAGCTGAACTATATACGCCATCATACCATTGTTTAAATTGTGAACTAGTAGTTGCAGTTAAAGAATATGGATACGTTGAATTTGTTTTTGGAACTGGTTTGATATAACTACCAGATACTTCAGCAACAATTGGAGATTCTAACGGAATATCATACGTAGTTATAATAGATGAAGATTGATAATATAAGTATTGTTCGAATGCATCAAGACCGCCAATTAAATTAGATTTTAAATTTAAAAAATCAGTTTGATTTGTAGTAGCAACACTACCAGATATTTGAGCAACAGCAATACTTTGTGATGTATAATATTCTAAAAGTTGTAATTTATATAAAAAATTTTCTAATCGTTCAGTTGCTGAACTATAAAAAACAAAGTTATTAAAATCAGAATAATCTATATTTAGTTTAACGCCAGATAAACTTCCTGAGAAATATGCATCGACAATTTGTTGCGATGTTTGTGTAGAAGAACCTAATAAATCAGACCAAGCACGTAATCCAGTTTCATTCGAAGTACTATAATTAGCAGAAGCTTGCCAATTTGGATTTGCTAATTTATTGAATTGTTTTTGTAATCGTTTCGCAGCAATTGCAACGCGATCTAGGTACGTTGGTTTTTGTTCTTCAACGATCCAACATTTAAAATCTTCGTTGAATTCTAATGGTAATGGTTCATATAATTTTACATACAAATATTCACCAATTACTACGCTATTTACAAATAATACACATTGATTTCTACTAAAATTTAATAAATACGTTTTATAAAATTCCGCAGATGTTTGTTTAACAGACTGTATATATGAAGTAATTTGTTGTAAAAATTCCGGGTCATCTCCATCAATTGCACGAAGTCTAATTTCCGTTCTGTCTGGAGAAATCTCATCGATACGTAAATGTTGACGATCGTAACTACCAATTAAATTCTTAAAGAAATTAACCGCAATTCGAAAATTTCCAGCAGTTAATTTTAAATTTTCTAATTCTCCGTATAAATTAATTCCAATTGGATTAACAATATTAATTGTTTTATTAGTAATTCTATTTCGATATGATGGAATTTTTGTTTGTAATTGTATGGAATGATTTCCGGTTAACCACGTATCGCCAGAATAAACATGCAATTCTATTTTAGAATCTTTTGATACTTTTAATATTTCATCATTTTGCAAAATAGCTTGGTTTGCATCATATGAAACGAAATCTGACTTCGTACGGTCAATACGTTCCGCGGAAAATGACTTAGCATTTAGATTTTGAGTGATATTTTTATATTGTATTAACATTATTTAATTTCTTGATTCCATAAATCTACATTTTTAGATGCATCTGTGATTACCCAATATGTTTGTTCTGCTAGAATTGTATGAAATGCATTATTTTCTTCTGCTCCAGAAAATGCCGTAATACCAAAATAATCGCCGGCTTCGAAATTTGAATTAGGAATTTCAACATCAATAAATGTATTTTGTATTTCATATTGACCAATGAATCCAAATTCCGGATATCTTGGAGACGATCCTACAAATGGTCCTAAATAATTTTTTCGTTCACCGTAAGTGTTTGGACCATTTTTCGAAATGAAAAAATACGCAGTGCTTTTTGGTGCAGTCGCCGAATCAAATCGGTGTTGAATTTTAATTCTAAATCTTAAATCAATACCTGCAGATTTAACTTCTTTAGTAACATAATATTTGTTAATATTAGTTTGAGGAATTCCATCAGCAACGTCGCTTATCTCTATTCCAGATGGACGTATATCTTCTCCTGCAGTTGGGTTACCTCGTTGAATTCTTTGATTGTTTTCTGGTTTGTATCTAGCATACGTTATATCTTCAGTTGGAGTAATATCTGTAGTTAAATCTAAATCTAAATCTAAAACAACTGCAGTGTCATCAATAACACGCGTTGTCGCAGGAAATTTAAAGTATTGAAATCTAGTATCTAAAACTTTCAACATGGAAATAGTTGTAATTTTAGTTGTCATTGGCTCGATAATTAATAATGGATTCGTTCCGCCTTCTTCCAATGCAATATTACCGGATTCATCTCTAGGAACTACAAAATTATCATTCGAAACGACGGTTAAACCATTTTGTTGATACTTTGTTTGAGAAACCGTATTGCCGCTATCTAATGTTGCATTAACTCCATTTTTATCTTTAGCTTTATTTTCCATTATCTAACTACTTTAAAATATATTTCGTCATTGCAATATTGTTCCGTAAAACTATCTACAATTTTAAATTCTAAACGATAATATCGTTCTGGCATAAAACCATTCATATCAATGTAGATATAATTACTAGTATTATCGCAACTTACTTTAGTATAAATATCATCATATGGAATTATGTATTCATCTGTAGCAGCATCACGAACTGCGTAATACGTTGTAGCTGGTAAACGTTTAACAGTTTGTAGTGGAAACAGATTAGTAGGAGATTTTTGCGGATATTTGTCTCTAGTATAAATTCTAATTTTTACTATTTCATTATCTTTATACTCCGGTTTCATTTTTGTATATACTGTATATGATTCTAAATCTACTGCAGATAATGAAGATGAATATGTAGAATTATCCCAATACATTGTTAATTTAGGAACATAAATAGTATGAGTATCTCTACTAAAGAAATTTATGTATCCAGCAATTGCATCATTTGCTTCATCTGCATCAGAAAATTTAAGAATAAATCCGTTATTATCTATAGACTGACTGTTGCTTCCACTTATCCATTTTAATATCGAATCTGTTACATTTAATGTTAAATCCGTAGTTTGGTATGAATAATCATATGAACTAGAAAATGAAGTACTTCCGGTACTATACAACCAACTTCCACCAGCTCCGGATCCCGATACAAGTATACCAGATGAACCTAATTCAATTTGTTGCGAACTAGATATCCAAAGTCCCCCGGTCTGAGAATCTAAAGACCACGACGTATACGGTTTAGCCCAAGTAACTCCATTTGTTACAATTGGATCTGAATTCAAATATCCCGTACCATTAATCCATGGTTGTGCGATTAATTTCGATTCTAATGTATATTGTGCTGGTAAATTTTTTGCATAACTAGTATAAAGTTGCAATATGAATTTGCAAGAATTTACATTGATGTTATATTTAGAAACAGTATCAGTTATTTCAGTTGTATCAAACTTTATTAATGCTCGTGATTTTTGTAAAGTTTCACCATCGGTACCGATACGTTTTCCGATTTCTAAAATTTCATCTAAACCAGTATTAGTTGTAGATGCGCCTTCATATACAGTAGCATCAGCTTCGGGATAAAATATTCTAAACATAATATACTTTTAGTATAAATATTCAAAACTTAATAACTTACCACTCTTCCGCGAATATCTTGATTTGGAAATTTAACTTCGAAAATACTAGGATCTAATGATGGATAAATTATGCCATTACGAGTTGCAGAATTAAAATCATATATATTACCAGAATATCCAAAATCAGCATCGTATAAATTTTTAAATTTAACTCCGATAACATTTTGTACGCCTTTAACATTAGCTAATGTTGTTGTAACGTCAGTTTTAATGATAGGTTGATTTATTTGCCATTTATCTACATCGAATAATTTTCTCACAGCATCAATACATTTTAATAAAACTTCATTACTATTATAATTAGATAATACCGAAATTTCAAAATCAACACCGAAATTAATTATAAATGCATCTTTAATGTTAATAGCATCAGTCAATATACGATAATAACCTAAATATGTTTTTAAGTTTTCTTTTATTGCATTATTTAATTCAACTAACTGTTTTGATTCATTAAAACCTAATACATATAAATTCATTGCCAATGGATTTGCAATTCTTTTTTGTTGAAAATCGGTTTGTGCAATTTGATCATCTGGGACAATATATGCTTTACTAATACTTCCGAATTTTTGTGGCATTGAATATGCTCGTATAATATAATCATCACGTGTTACTAAACGGTTTTGTGTAGCAAAATTACCTAATGCATTATTTTTAATATCTTGCAACGTATCTGCCGTTTTTGCACCAGCTGCTGGCGCTGGATTATTAACAGCAATTGTTGTTTTTATAAAATTTAAAATCGAAATGTTGTTAGTAGAATTAATATCTTCATCATATTCTACAAAATCTACATTAGTTAATGTATTTATGCTAACATTATCAGAAATGCCATTTCCTACTGTATAAGTAACTGTTAATGTTGTATTTGCGGGAGCTTGGCCATATGTTCTGGTATATAAAAAATTCGACGGGTCAATATCAACGTCTACTAATCTACGTACACCACTTAATCCATTTCCGACATTGCTAGGATTCGGAATTATTTCTTCATCGTTATTATCTGATATTCCAGATCCAAATTGTAATTCTAGTTTATTATCACTTCGTAATCTAGAAACGAATCGTTTAGCAGTTTTTCTTAATTTAAGTAAACTAGGTGCAGATGCTCGATATTGAGATAAATCCGGATCGTTTTCTAATAAATTAGGAACTGACTCAAATATTGTATCTTGTGCTAAATATGGCACTTCATACCAATTATCGCCATCAGATTCAGTAACTGAAATTATTTCAATAACATTGGTTTCTGGTAATACTATTTTATCATATGCAGACGGACTTGAAAATGTAAACGTTTGACGTTTTACTTCTCCAGATACAGCCTGTATTTGTTTTTTTAACAAGTAATAAATTGGAAGTTTTGTAGTTTCATCCGTTTCGTATATAGTCACTTCTGTAGAATCTATAGAAGAAGAATAACCAAAATCTATAGAATCTAATGTTCGAAAAACACTAGGTCCATTGGATTGTTTGATTCGCATTCCCGGTTTGATTGATAATGCATAATTAAAATCTGGACGTACGTTTATTCCCGTACCAATTGCTGGCACTAACTGATATACATCCAATGCTACATATGCCGGCACTACATTTTTCGGACGATATCCTAAAGATTTTGCTAAATCATATATATTTGTTCGTTCCGATGCTTGTTCTAATAAAGATTCTTTTAAATTGTTGTCCGCATAATATGATAGTACATCGCCAACATATGCTGCTATTTCCATGAATAACATACCTGGAGATGCTTCATTGAAATCAGTATATGTATTAGGAAAATATTGTTTAGTAAATTCAATTAGATTTGTTCTAAATTGACCAAAATCTTTACCTAAATATGAAACGTCTTTTTTAATTTCCATCGGATGATACTTTTATTACTCCTTCTTCAGATGCTGCTACTGTAATAGTTTGAGTTGAATATTGATCAACTGAAAAAGAGATTATTATTTCTATATTATAATTTAATGAAGGATCATCTTCATTAGTTCTAACATCAATTTGTTCTATCGTGATATATGGCAACCATTCAGAAACTGGTGTTGTAATAATATCACTTACAGCTTGTTTAATTAAATTAGTATTTGGTTGAAATAAAATATTTAATAAATCCGTGCCAAATGTAGGTTGTCTGTATCGTTCTCCTTTTCGAGTCAATAACAATGTTTTCAAATTTTCAAATGCTTGATCTGTAGTTAGATATACTTCTTTAAATGAAGATAATGGTATCCCTAACGGTTTAATGTCAACTGGATTAATTATAGGTTCAGTTACGCGATATGCCATTATTTACCTTTTTTCTTTTCAATTGCTTTCATTAATCCAGAATAATCGCGAGTCAATGCTTTTGCTACAATAGGATCGACATCAAATGTTTTACCCGTTTCCGGATCATGCATTACTTGCGGAGCTGCTTGTTGATTTGGCATTTGATTTGTTCGTAACATACCAAAGCCTTGTGCATCTGCAGAAGAAAAACTTAAATCTCTGTAATTTTCAGCCATCAATTCCGAAAAACTAGAAACAGAAGGACTGCCTTCTTTTATCGATGGCGTTTCATTTAAAATATCAGCAAACCCAGTTGATTTGAATTGAACTTTATTTTTTGATGTTTGTTGCTGCACCGGGTTTCTTGTTGCCCGATTAACTGGTACTTGAGATGTAGATTTCATTTCATTAATCGTAGATTGTAATCCTTCTTGAAGAATTTCTGTTAATTCTTCTTTTATAACTTCACGTACAGCCATTTTAAGTGCTTTTATCAGTGTTTTTGAATCCATATGAATCTTTTTATTAATAAATATATGAACTAGATATTTACGACTCCAGACCAGCCATTATCAGTTTTTGGACCGTATATAGAAAAATTTTCAGTATCGATATAATAATCATCAACATCTCCAACATCGTTAGTAGGAAGACCAACTCCAGCTAATACTTTACTAGGAGCTTCTTTTAAAGTTGTTAAAACGTTTAATTGTTGATTTACTAAATCTTCAATTATAGTTAAACGTCCTATGATATCGTCATCTGATACATTTAATTCATTGTAAAATTCAGTTGGATATGCGCCATCATTTGGATATGCGCCATCATTTAAAATAATATTAGAATTCAATGAAGCTTCATATTCCGATAATGCTTCGTTGATATCAGGGGTAACTGGAAACGTTTCATTATCACAAATCGAAGATAATTTAGATAATGCTTTTGCTATCAATTGATTGATTCTTGCAAATCTAGTTTCAATTGCCGATACCATTCCTTTCAAAGAAGATACAGATGATTTAGCATTTTTTCCTATATTGTCAAAAGTCGAAATCAATTTAGATATTGGACCTGTTGGAACACCTGGTATGGCAGGTATTACCAATTGTATGATTGATAATGTAGATGCAATTCTAGAAACCGTATTAATAACGGGAGTTATTCTGTTAATAGAATTCAATCCACGTTTAATTTTTTCAATCAAATCATACAAACGTTTCAACGTACGTTTAGCTGCTTTTACTAACGGATCATCGCATTTAGCAGTTTTAGGTATACTGTTAACTTGTTTGATAAATTTTTCAGCAGCAGCAGATAATGCATTGATCTGCTTCATTAAAACAGGTATAAGTTGTTTAATTAACGTTAATGGTATTGTCGTTGCTAGTGCCATTTTTAACTTTTATATGAATCGATTTGTATGTTATCGTTAGTAAGTTGTTTCATTAATGTACTCGCATCTTGCAAACTATCATATAATGGCGTACATACAACTCCACTAGAATCCGCAAAACCAATTTTTATCATATCAATTAATTTTTGAAATAAACTAACCACAGCTGTCGAATGCAACATTGGTTCTTTATTCGTAGATGAACCGATAAATATTTTAGGTGAATTTAATTCTAAACTTTGTTTTGCGTCTACAATAATTGCATCCGTTTTTGATTTTAAAATTATACGATCAGCTACTCCAATAAATTGAGATTTTGAAAATTTAGTTATTGTCGTAGTATCTGGATTAGATATCGGATTATTGGTTTTTAATTCGTTTATACGTTGTGTACTCGTTAAATACAAAGATGATGCATCTGTATTAATATTTTCAACGGTTAACTGTTTATTTTTTAATTCAGTACGACCATTCGATAATACGATTATCGGATCTCCGTATACGGGTTTTTCTGCTCCAGTCCATCCGGGCTGTACATAATAATATGTAGGAACTAGAGAATCATTTTCCGATACGGAACGATCTTTAGTAGAAATATCAATCGTACTTCCAAATCGAATACTATTCCCTAAACGTCCTTCTATTAAAACATCGCCTTCATATGGTTGTAATGGAGCAATTGGTTTTCTGACAAATGTGCGACCTGGTTTTGTATTGTCAATGTTATCTTGAGTTTTATCTCCAGAAATACCTGGTAACATGTTTTCATTGACAGAACTTTGCAAATCTACGGTATCTACATAATACCAACTTTCTCGTCGTTTGTATTTACTAGACTGCTCATTAAACGTTTTGCAAATTAAAACTAATTCTCCTACCAATGGAATACGTTTAATTGAATTATTTGCTGGTTTAACAAATAAAATTTTATTATCATATAACGTACTACATGAACGTACTTTTAATGAAAATAAATTATTAGTGTTAGTTTTTGCATTATCAGGAAAAATATATGCATATGTATAGTCATATTCCAATACTTCCGCGACGTCCCATTGTATATAATTCTTTTGGGTTATATCATTCATTTGTATTAGTTCCTAACTTGTTTGTAACATTCTGCATTTTTTGTTTTAATTCTACATGATCTACATTCATATCTTCTAATTCATCTCGAAGTTCAGCAGTCATGGTTTGTTCTGCAAGTTTGAGTAATTGTTGTTTTTCTTCGTCACTGATTAACCCATCGGATCCAGAAATAGTTTGTTTTGTAGAAATGTAACGTTGAACAATTGCAGTTAATTTAACGAGATGATCGTCATTTTTAACTGCAACATCCAAGTATTCTTTAATTAAAGGAACTATAATAGTTGCATCTGATGCATTTTTTATTAAAGGCTGTAATTGTGCGATAAGTTGATTTATTTGCCTATCTTTCTTTTTTGAGTTATGATAAACATCGGACATTAAATCTGCAAAACTAGTTCCTTTAAATAGTTCATCATTTTTATCCATAACTTAAAATCCTTTTATATAAATATCAAAAAGGCAGTTTTATGAAGTCTGTACGTTCGTACTCTCGGAATTTGGTTTCGTAAATTTCTTTAAGCGTTTTTATGACTCTTGTGATGTTGGTAGTTTCTAAACCCGTACGTTCTCTAATGAAAATGTAAAGAGCTTTTTTGTTGAAATTTTCTATATTTTCTCGAGATTCAAAAATATGCAATACGGAGTCTGCTACATGAATGTCTATTGAATTCGTAAAAATATAGTTTAAATTTTCATAACAGTATTCAATATATGCATTCATAAAATATTGCATAACTTCGCGCATCTCTTCGTTATGGATTTCTGTTATAATATTTCGCTGTTCGTCAATATCAATTTCTAACGTATCTGCTTTTGTTTTAGCATACCCTTTTTGATTTTCCGCAATAATATAGTTTAATGCCGTTCTAGTATAATAAGAATAAGCTTTACCAGCTTTAGGATTAAATTTATTTAAACGTGCTGTTAAAAACGTAACTAAATCAGTTTGTAAATCTTGAAATGAAGAATCAATATAATCTGGTTTAATTTTATTAATAATGTTTTCTGAAAGTTTCATTAATGCAGGATAAATAAATCTACGATAAACTTTTTCGCGAAATGCATCGTTATCTGGTTTTTGATTATATGACGAAATTGCCATATCGGTTATCACTGTAAAATAATTATTACTTTTCTTCTTGCGCGCCATCTTCAAATGTATCTTTAAGTTCTTCAATCGTTTGTTTTAACAATGCAAATGTCGTACCAGCTTCATCATCTTGTTCAAATGCGCCTAAACGGTCAATTTGTTTCATAGAATCATATGCGTTAACAATTTGACCATACATGTATTCATTGGTTAATTCTAATGTTTCGACATATTCTTGTTCTTCGGCTAAAAGTCCGGCTAACGTATATGCCCGATAAATAAAATATGCTAACCCGGATAGAGCCAGTACTAGCACAATGCTTAAAATTGTAATCATATTATTCTTGATTAAATGCTTTAAATATATCGTTTAATGACTGTTCAACAGCTGGATTATTTTCTGCTAAGTTTTTTAATCCGTTGCTTTTTTGAGTTTTGCTTTTTTCTGCAACCGGTGCTGGCGATGACGTTTTTCCATTTCTCCAACGTTCGTATTCGATAGTAGAAGCCATATGATCTGCGTGATGCAAAACGATAGGAAGATTTGTTTTTAATTTAGCTTGAGGCGATCTAGCAACAAAATACGGTTTATTTGATTCATCATACATTCCATCATGAATCTTAATTGCTTGATATTCATTCCAAGATATTTTAACACCGTATTCTTGTAACAACCAAATTGATAAATCTGGAACCATCGTGAATGGAATATTTGCATTTGATTTATACATTTTACCTTGATTCTTACGATGCCAATCTGATGTTTCAATTTGGTATACTTCATTGCCTTCGCCTGGAAATCCGGTTTTACCTAAATCATGATGCATTGCTGCAAACAATAATTCTTCTTCAGTATAACCAGACATATCAGCACCGCATACTGTCCAAGTATTATGCAAAGTTAATGCACAATCTATAACACGAAGTACGTGATCTACATAGCCTCCGGCAAATGCATTATGAAAATGTTCCATGGAAGATGCTGGCATAAATACCATTCGATCTTCAAAATCATCATACATTCGATTTAATGCATCTTTACGAGTAGGAAAGAATTGATTAACCAATCTTCGATAACGTTCCCAATTTGATTTTATTTTTTCTGCTTCTAACATAACTTATTATAAGAAATTATTTGCGTAATTCCAATACATGGCCATTAACTAGTTTCGATACACATACTTCGCACGTAACGGCTGTTGCTTTTTCATCAACACGTTGACAAAATTCTTCGCAATATTTACATTGCATTTTTTTGTAACCTTTTGGTGGTTTCGATGATTTGCTTGGTTTCATTTATACGGCATTAGGATGATTAATAAAATGTTTTGCCGCATCGATTTTTTTAATTGCACGTGCTAAGTTATCCAAAGTAGATTGTTTGTCAATCATATTTTCAGTAATAGATCTACCTAATAATCGAATAACTTCTCTTGCATCATCTAATTCACTTAGAATCGAAGCCGTGTAATTTAATTTTTCTGCCATAACTGTTTCCTTTATTATTTATTATTATATTAATTAATATTATATATTATTATTTATAAATATATTATTATAAAATACTTGCTATATTATTTTCTTGACAACATGTTACGTTGATTTGTGATAACGCTAACTCTTTTGCCTTAGCCTCAACCTCAATATCTAATGCATCGACACCGTATGTATTTGGAAGCTGTGTAATAAAGTCAGCATGAGC